CTGTGTTAATGGTGAAGCCGAGGAACGATGTGACCTCTTTGTAGAGGTCGAAGGCATTCGAATCTAGGATCACGTCATCTCCGTAAACGGAAACTTCGCTGTCTAGTCCGAGGTGATCGCAAGTAGCCGAAGCTAAGGCCCAGAATATCAGGGTCTCAAGTTCAAAAGTAAAGGCATTGCCCATACTAGAGAACTTCGCTAAGGTGTATTGCGTACTCTTTTTCCCTTTCTTATAGACGACTGTGCCAGTCCGTAGACTGGACAACAGTGCGAACCATGGATCGGGTAAGAGTAAGGCGACTGTCTCGATTGAGACAGTGTCACTGGCGGCCGAGAAATCAACAGTAGCATACTTATCGCTAACTGATGCTTCCATGGCCATTCTCTGGTTTCTTGACTGAGTCCAGAGGTTAATACCAGCGACACGAAGAAGGCGCTTCTTCATGTAGGTACCGATACCTTTCTGGGCAAGCCCATTGAGTACCGGCTCTACAACGATTGAGCGATCCGTCTTCGCGTTTTTGGGTACGAATTGTAGCTTTCCAGCGTGGATTTCGACAGGTACATAAAACGTATCTGCGTCCTCCTTGATCGCATGAAGTTGTGCGATTGCTGGGCAGTGAGCAAGTAAAGACCCACTGTAGGCATACATCTCGCTACTACACGCAAGTCTGCTGCCCAATTTAAATCTGGGTGACGCAGACGCGGCTTTGACGGTTGTTGTTGCACCTGGGCCGAATGAGAAGTCAAGATTATCCCACTTCGGAATCACACCTAATACGTCTCCAATTTTTCGTTGAGCGCGATGGATTATCGCGTTCAACTCGCTAGATACATGACGAAAGTCAAGTATGCGATGGTAGACTAGGCGTTGATTCGTAGCGGAACAATCTCTCTCACTCTGCTCGAACTTCCTCAACGCGACGGCTTCACGATCAATACCAAGCGGAACGACAGGATTCTTTTAAAAGAATCCTAATGCCATTCCTGCGTGGTAAAGATGCTCGTGAGTATCGTCGTCAGAGTAGGATAGTTCCATGTCAATAAGAGACTGATAGGAATTACTGCTGATAAGATAACACAATTTATCGGCGTACTTCCCTGCTCGTCTGGCATGTTCCAGGGCCAAGTCGCACATAACGGAGAGAGAATCTTCGGCGGTGTGTTCTTGGTCATAACACGTAACAACGTGATCCATACCTTCCCTTTCACAATAGTGGAGGCAAGCACTGCCAGCTTAATTGGCAAATTAATCCGGCTTCACGAGACCCGTAAACAACAGGGGCCCGGGAAGGACGGAGGCCAGATAAGCGGCTCCAACGGCAGTAATGCCAAGGAGACCGGTGGCAGGGGCACTTGACGCGCCGAGAACAGCGCACTCGTGAACTTTGAGTGCATTGGCCCGGTCAGTCGAGGTGCAGCGAGGATCCACGAACATCGTGGTAATCACAGGAATCACGTAGGCAACCTTCGGCGGGGCAACATAGCCTGCCGAAGAGCCAGACGCGCCAAGAGTCTCCATTACGGGGACTTCCGTCTTGATAGACACGCGGTGCCCACGCTTCAGAGCTTCAATCGTCATGCTCATGCGAATCTGACCTTCCAACGGAATGAGCGGGTTGTTACCCCGCCAGTATGCGTTGTTGGCATCTTCGCTGATCTTGATGAGAGTAGTCTCAACCGGCGTAGCGGCGTCGTCTTTGACTTTAATGTCAGTCGTGGCCACAAGGACCCTTTCAGGAGAATTGTACTTACGTACGGTTGCTACTTAGCGGAATTGCGAAGTAGTTGGTGC